AGTAAATACGGATTGAGTTGGACGACGATTGTTTAGCAGCATGTGGCTAGGAGAGAGTAAGACGGAAGCAACATGATGGATGACGAGGAACGTGAACGGCTACGAAAGAGCTTTTCAGCATGGCTCGCCATGGGCGAGTACCTCGACGACATGCGGCTCCGGAACTGTTCTAGTAGAACTATTCGGGAATACGAAAAGGTGCTGATTAACTACTTTCTGGAAACCGATAACTATAGCCTGGAGGTGTCCCGATCGGTATTGCGTGCCTGGATAGCGAGAATGTACGAACGGGGCCTGAAGGCCTCTACCGTGGCAACGCGAGTGGGTGTCTTGCGGGCGTTTTTCCGATTCGCATTCGCGGAGGGCCTGATAACTGAGGATCGGTCGGTGCATCTGCCCAGGGTGAAGGTTGGCAAGCACCTGCCCAAGGCGCTTACGGCCGATGAGGTCCGGGCGTTCATGGCCCAGGTGGCCGCCAATGGTGGGAGGGGGAGGCGGGATCTGGTCGTGTTCACGCTGATGTATGCCTGCGGGCTGCGCGTGAGCGAGGTTGTGGCACTCCGGGCCGAGAATGTGGACCTGGAAGGCGGTTCTATCCTGGTGGTTGCCGGGAAGGGGAACAAGGACCGCCGGGTGTTTCTGAAGGAAAGCACGATTGACCTGGTGGCCGAATGGCTTGGTGGCAGGGAGAGCGGCTGGCTGTTTCCTGGTCAGGGAGATGGTCACCTGAGTGCGCGGGTTGTACAGCACTATGCCCGGGAGTACGGACAGCAGATAGGATTGACGGTGCATCCGCACATGCTCAGGCATTCGTGTGCAACTCACTATTTGACGGCTGGTGCTCCGATCACGTTTGTGCAGAAGCTCCTGGGTCATGCGAAGCTGAGCACGACGGGGCTGTACACGCAGTTGGCGGACCGGGAGTGCCAGAGGATTGCCCAGAGTGTGGAGCTGGCGGTGTAGGATGTCAAACTTGCTCACGATGACAATGACGATTTTGTTGCCGTTCATCCTCAAGTCACCGGCTGTGCCGGTGGTAGCCACGGGGCCCGGCCTGGCAGCGTGCCCGGCAGCGTGGCCCGTGGATGGCATGGCGTGGTCGTTCACCTGGAGCGCGTCCGCACACGGGAACTGGTGGTGCGTGCCGATGTTGCGGAGTAATAGGCAGGACAATGTTGCAGAGACCATGCACAGTTGTGGTGTTCTGTGCAATGCGGTCCTAGTATTGAACGAGCCGGAGAGCCAGGAGGCCTGCTGGGTGGACTGCCAGGTCGAATTTCTGCACCGGGTGTATCCGCAGATCATGGCCGAGAATCCGACCGCGCAGGTCGTATTCTGGAACGGGGCATATCCGTCGCCGGGCTGGGTAGAGTTATTCGCTGCCGAATGGTTCCTGCAGTTCCCGGGGGAGCCGTTGCCCGCGGTGGACATTGGCGTTCATCTGTATTTGTGGCCGCGGAAGGAAACAAGGGCTCTGTTGGCCGGATTGGATCAGTTTGAGCGGACCGTGGGTGACGTGTGGCCAGGCGCAAACGTTCTGGTAACCGAGGGGGGCTCGCTATACTCTCCGGAGGAGCATGTCCGGTGGCTGGCAGAGGTGGCGCCGGCGTTGGAGACATACGCGGTATTTGGTGCGTGGGAGTAGTAGAAAACGCAAACGGGCAGGGGGCAACCGGAGGTTGCTTGCCCGCCCCCACAGGAGGCAGAGACATGGCGACAGAGGTACAGATTCAGGCAGTGGTGGACGCGGTTGTCACGGCGTTCGATGGGGACCCGGCGAAGTTTGAGGCGTTCCTGACGCGGGCGGCGCTGGAGACGGAACTGGCCGAGTTGGAATCGGAGGCGCGGAACATCCAGACTGAGCAGAATGCCAGCAACAAGGAGTTCCAGACGGCCCTGGAGGGCAATGCCGAGGCGCGGGCAGCGAAGCAGGTCGAGATCGACGCGCTGTAGTCGAGGGGGTGAGGTATGGCGAATACGGTCCCCGTGGTGGGGAGTACATTCACGTTCGGGGTACAACTGAGATCGCAGGCGGACGCGAATCTGTACCAGACGAACCCGACGATCGCGGCTGGTGATTTCCGGATATCCGTGAACGGGGCTGCCTACGACAACCTGGACAACCTGCCGACGGTCACGCCGGCGGGCGAGGACCGGGTGCAGATTACGATCTCGGCGGCGGAGACGACAGCGGCCGGGGCCGGAGGCTATATACAGGTCAGTTGGAAGGATCAGGCCGACGACGAGTGGTATCCGGGATATGCCATCCTGATCGTTTACGCGACAAACCTGGACAGCCTGGCGACGGCGGCGGCGCTGGCGGTAGTGGATGGGATCGTCGACTCGATCTTCCTAATCACAGGGACCAACGGCGTGGTCCTGGCGGATGGTGCCGTCACGGCGGCCAAGATCGCGGCGGACGCGATTACGTCGAGTGAGCTGGCGGACTCGGCGGTGGCGGAGATCGCCGACGGGGTCCTCGACGAGGCCGTGGAGGGAACCTACACGCTGCGGCAGATCCTGCGGTTGCTGGCGGCGTCCGTGGGCGGAAAGGCCTCGGGTGGAGGCACGACGACGGTTACGTTCCGGGATGTGGACGACGCGAAAGACCGGATCGTGGCCACGGTAGACGCCAATGGGAACCGGACGGTGATGACGCTGGATGTGACGTAACAGGAGAGGGCGGGGAGACCCCGCCCCTACGGTGAGGGGCAATGGCATATTTTTGCACGGTGCAGGATGTAGCGGATTTTCTACAGATCGAGATCGTGGACGCGGACCAGGTGGCTGGCTGCCAGCGGGCCATCGAGGAGGCGACGGAGGTAATCCGGAACTATTGCCACCAGCAGATCGACCTGGTAGAGGATGACGCGTACACGTTCGACGTGCCGGCAGCGCGGTACAACCTGCTCCTGCCCGAACTGCCGGTTGTGTCGGTGGCCAGCGTGGTAGAGGACGGAGAGACGCTGACAGTGGACGATGACTATAAGCTGGCCAACTATGGCCAGTTGGTGCGGATCGGGCAATGCTGGGAGGAAGGCATCCAAATCGTGACTGTGACCTACACGCACGGGTATGACGCCTACGACGCGCTTCCGGACGACATCGTCGGGGTGGCTACGCGGGCAGCGTCCAGGGCGTTCCAGGCGGGACTGCGGGCAGCGGACAGCGATGGGGTGCCGGGTGTGGCGGCGAAAGCCCTGGGGGATTATTCCGTGTCGTTCGGGGCCGAGGGCGGCGGCAGCGCGGGCGAGGGCGTGATGGGTGCCAGCGCGGCGCGGATGTTGTTGCTGAGTGAGAAGGACATTTTGGACCGCTACCGGGTGGTCGGGCCGTAGAGCGGGCGGGGAGACCCCGCCCCTACGAAATGGCGCGGCGTTGCTATTACGCGCGTAATAGGGTGAGGGATGCCGGTTTTTGATTCGCTGCTAAACAATTCATTCACGATCGCGCGACGATTGCGGACGACGGATGGCCAGGGGGGGTGGGCTGTCAGTTATAGCGTCGCGGAGACGGTAGAGGGCCGGATCCGGCCAGCGTCGGGCGTAGAGCGGGAGGTGGCCGCGGCGGAGGAGCGGCAGATCAGCCACGTGCTGTACGTGAGGACAGGGGCAGATCTAGAGCGCGGGGACCGGGTCGTGGGCGGCGACCTGCAGGTGGAGGTTCTGGGCATCCGCGAGCCGAGCCTCGCGGGAGAACACTGGGAGGTTGATTGCCTGGAACGGCAGTTCGAGGAGTCGCTGCACGTGGCCGGGGCGTACTGGCCGGATCGCTACTGGCCGGCAAGAGCGTGGCCTGTGTGGTATTGGATGGTTGCCTGATGAGCAAATACATCACAGAGTGGAACCAGCGGGAGGTGTTGGCCAGGGTGAGCGGGCGGGTGGCCGACAACCTGTATAGGGCCTGCGAGTTCGCGGCCGGGGAGGCGCGGGCGATGGCGCCGAGACGGACGGGCGCGCTGATCCGGGATATCGACATTGCGGTGGAGGTGACGGCCAGGGACCAGGTGATCACCGGTTGGGTGGGCGTGCGCCGGGGGAAAGGGCGGGCGTTCTGGGCCTGGTTCCAGGAGATGGGGACGAGGCATCACCCTGCACGGCCGTTTTTGCGGCCGGCGGTTTTTGGGAACGCGCGGAGGATCGTGGACATTGTCAGCGGGCGGTAACAGGAAGAGAGAC